AGATATGCTAGTATCACATAGCAAAGGAAAATGTCCGTTTTTGATTGGTACCGGACAAACCAATTGTACTATTCCTTGTTTCGGATATGTCTCCACATTTGCTTTGTCGGGCAAAGTGCCTTGTCAGCCGAAGCATTGAGTTCATCATCATTAAAGATTCGTGGAATCTGCGCAACACCAGCCACAATTGCAACAGGCAACAGCAAGAGTGTCGAAACTACACGTGCACCAGGATCATGCTTTCCATGTTCAATATACTTTGGATTGACACATGGTTGAGTAGCAATTGCTACCGAAGTGGTTGCTACAAAGGCCAGTGCAGTTGCAGTAATCAAAAAGTTCTTCATATTTTATTCTCCATTTCCATTTTTATATTAATCAGAACCTGATTAATTCCTGTTCACTTGGTACTAACTACCAATGGATTCATCTTGATTTCCAGTAAGGTAAACCAGTCAGAATTTAATTCAATAGGTGTGCCCCTGACACATACCTTTTGTGGTGAGAGTGTAATGCTACCACCGGGAAATTTATAATCATATGTCCACATGTTGTTTTCCTTTACCACATATTAAAATCGGTGAGTTCCAATTCATCTCCAGTATAAATGTTTCTAACTGTAATCATGAGACCTAGGCTGGTTGGTGAAAAGATGAATTCTTCTAAACCACCAATGGTGCCACTGTATGGAATTCCCAGTTTCCAGTTTTCTACATATACATCATATAACGGATCGGTGGAATGAACTTTTTCCTTTTGAATACACATTGCCTTTTTATGCTGTTCCACTGTCCATCTCATATATTTATCAACCTGATCATCAGTTAATTCAAATCTCACATTATTCTCCAAATTGGTGCCCACATCCGGAATTGAACCGAAAATGATGGGTTACAAAGCCATCGTTATACCGTTTAACTATACGGGCTATTGATCAATGTTTATTATATTCACTATCAGCAATTTTCTTACGCAATTGTGAAGTTGACCACATATGATCTCGCTCAATCATAACCAGATCTGAATTACTAAATCCATCATAGATATTTTCTCCGGTGAATTCTTTGCCGGAATAATCAGAACCAAGGAAACGTGTATGTGTTCCTAGATAGGCTAATAAATGCAACAAATCGGATTCACTTTCATATGGAATGATCTGGTGTTCCGGTCCCAAAACAGCAGAAAGTTGAATCCAACGTTCCAATACCGTCTGTATAGGCTTATTCTTTTCCGGTCTGTCAGTGATCATTGTCTGGAGACCAACCGCCAATTTAATGTCATTATCCACACAATATTCTTTACAATCACGTAGAAAGATACAGTGTCCTGGATGCATTAGGTCCCAGGTGGAGCAGGTAAAACCAATCATGATGTTCCTTTCATTCAAAAATTTGGTGTTCACGGTTGGGATCGAACCAACATACTTCCAGTTACGCTTTTAAAGACCGCTTAGAAGGCGGTGGCGATACGTGAACATTATATACTATCATACACCATCTTGATAATGGAATCAACATTAATCGTGCCATTTGAAATGATATTTTTTGGTATACGATAGAATGGTACTTCATTTGACCTATTTGGCTCAAATTCAATTTCGATATTTTTGCCAGAATAAGCCTTGATCTTGTTTGCAATTTCCAGATTGGAATAATTTCCAATACCCAATGAATAAACCACACCATTTTTTGGTCCGTCTGTAATGAGTTCCCGAATATCTACAATTACATCTTTAATATCCACATAGTTCCGGATACAAGTTCCATCATAGGTTGGATAATCGGAACCATAGACCTTGATGTTCTTGCCGGATTTAGCAGCGGAACACATCGCGCCTATGATATGGTTTTTACTGACCTTGGAAGAGTATGTGTCATTCAACAATCCAGCAACATTGGATAAGCGAATAATGGAATAAGGAACACCTGATTTAGCCACCATATGCTCACCAAGCATTTTTGTCATCGAATATGGATTTGTTGGTTCCAACACGGAAACACTGGAGATAAAAATGAAGTGTTTGGTTTTTGTGTTTTTAAGAATCTTGTCCAGAAGTGTGAGATTGGTTTCAACATATTCCGATGGTTTTTCAAATGATTCCGGAACACTGATTTTTGCTGCACAATGAACAAATGCATCGGAATGAATATCGGATAGATTCATTAGCCTTTGTGTATTTGTCTCCAATGGAAACAAATCTTCACCATATACATCATATATCCGTAGGTAATCCTGGAGTTGACTTCCAATGTAACCTTTGTTTCCGGTTAGGCAGATTTTCATTAATAACTGTCCTGTTGAATTGGATACCATCTATGATTTGAACACAATATAAGCGGCTTAGTTGGTATGTGCTTTATGACGATTATATACTGGCCACATTCCCCTGACAGGGACAACGTTCACATATGCAGTGTCAGCAGCATATTAATATTCCACCCTCTTTCGGGGTTGAACCAGTCAATTATGGTTGGAGTAACAGGTAACGATCCTGTTCTAGAACGGTCATCTACCGCTTAAGGCTTTATAAGGGCCTCTCGTGTCCTACACCTACTCCAAGAATCCGGTACTGTATTGCTCATACACAATACAGTCATTAGCTTTCGTGGTATGATACGCCGGCTTTTGAAATAAAGACGGAAAGATTGGTCCGTGAAGTAGGATTCGAACCTACGAGCCCCTGCGCCCAAGGCAGGTGGGAACGACCAGACTTCCCCATTCACAGTTAATATTTGGAGCGGGAATCCACATTGCAGTGGACATAGAATAGGGGGTACCTATCCTGTTTTCTTTAAACTATCCCGCAGAAATTTTGGAGCAGGAGTAGGGACTCGAACCCTAATCATTTGGTTGGAAACCAAAGGCACAGCCTTTATACCACACCTGCTTATATGAGACTTATGGATTATGTCCTGCTCACTTATCTATAGTATATATCTTTCCGTCCAATAAGTCAATCTTTTTCGTTCATCAGAAAATTATCGTTAATACACTTGTGAAGGAATACTCACAATCCAATGACTTAAACAACACACCTTCACGAATATTGTGGTTATTTGTTTACTTTGGTTATTGACATTCTAACACCACATTTAATGTTTCCATTCTGGTGTTTTTCTTTTGCTTTCTGAAGTACTCTATATTGTAGGGCTACCGCCATATGTGACTTTGCCGCACACTTCTCATTCCTTGAGTATAATAGAATATCTTCCGTTTCCGTTTCCAGATATTCTGTTGAAGTAATTACAGGAGTTACACTCACTTTGAATTTTTTATATTTGGAAAACTTACTGAAATTATTACGGAAATAACCGAAGGGTTTATTCTCCCAGATATCCAACATTTCCTTGGTTGTAAGCATGATCTAGACCTCTATCAACAGGGGTTCGTAATTGTTAAAGTGACATTCCTTTGGATAACCCCTCGGATGACAAATCACACGTGTTTCTCCAATCATATAATCGGATTTGTTGTGCATATGTCCATGTACCCACAATTTGGGTGGCTTATCCAGTGAAAGGATATGTTCCGAAAGTTCCGTTGCAAAGCAGCAATTCAAAACATCACCACGGAATTGATCGCCAACCGATTGATAGGATGGTGCATGATGACTCACAATGATATCCGCACCGGAATCCAGCAGATAAGCCTTTTGGTATTCATGATGCTGCATATAGACATCCTGTGTCCATTGTTTTTTGCCAATGTATCCAACATCAACTAGTCCTTTACTGTAACGAATCCAATCAATTGGGTTGGACAACTCAGTCCATAGTGGAGCCGATGCAATCTTTAGTCCATGTTTCTCACTAGTGTTGCAGTAATCCTGTGGTGACTTTATTTCCTTACCATAGAAGTCATGATTGCCCATGACATAAACTTGATCAGGACACTTTTTCTTTATCACATAATCAAAAAGCATTGTATTGGTTGCAGTATCACCGGCATTAATCCAGATATCCACATCATAATCATCAAAAAAGAAATTATAAGGTGCATGATCTAGGTGTAGATCCGAAAAAATGCCGATTTTTATCATGTATTATTTTCACCTTTCATCAGGCCTGCTTTTTCCAGCCAATCAAGCCAGCGCTTTTCACAATAAGCCTTAACATCATCAATGGATTTAATATGCTTTGAGCCATCAATTGCCGGTGTTTGGGCAAAATAGGTTCTAGGATTTGATTTATAATCAGCACTCAGTACCTCTTTGGAATTCCAAAGTGATCTAATCCTAACAATATATATTGTATCTTTCGGACCGTCAATTGAGGGCCATTTTCCCGAAGAAAAAAACACGTCAGCAGTTAGAATTATAGCATTTCCACATTTTGCAATCAATATGATATTGATATCATGTTTGCTATTCTTTTGTGACCAAATCAGCATTGTTTATTCATCCTCACCAAGTTCATGCTTGAACGATATATGGCTTACCGGATTTGCCAATGCTATCCTCTTTCTATACCTCCAATATAGTGATTCTGGTGTGGAACTTCAACTGTCACTTATGCATAGCTGCTATGCACCTGAAGTATGGGTATATATCACTTCTGCTTATAGATAGAGGTCAGGGTTGCACGATAGTAGTTTTGTGCATAGCGGACAGGACCAACCTTAATAGTCTTTCCCTTATCGAAATATGACTTAACCATTTCCGACAATTCTTCCTTTGTGTGGTCAGGAAGTTTGGACTTACGTTTGGTGAATGTATTGAATGACACTATTGTTTCTTTCCAGTGAAATAAATTGCATAGCAGAGTGAAAGCATAAACATGACTGCCGATGCTGAAAACAGCACAGGAGCAAGCCATCCAAAATCATTGCTATATGTAACTTTTTCAAGTACACATCTTGCGGTATATACATTTTCGGATGGAATCGTTGCTTCGAGTCTCATGTTATCCTCTTTCTATACATCCAATATAGTACTTCTTGTATGGAACTTCAAGTGCTGTTATTGCATACCTGCTATGCCGTGGTGCATAACAGATTCCTCTATAATACCTCTTAATTTATACTATATTACAGTCACTTAGAAGAAAGAAACCCATAGGATAAGTCTCCAGAAGGTTTCCGTTGCTGGTTATACTAATACCAGTCAAAACCTCACACCACTGGAGGTGCATCCTAGGGGACACCAGAACAGGACCAGAACTATTCGTTCCGATAGAAACCATAGGACAATGCACCAAATCTCACGTTCCCGTCCACTTTCTCATGTTCAAAGGTTTCCCTTTTGCCATAAATGTCCACAATCTCAATTCCCTCCGGAATGTTGCCCAACCATTCCTCTGGATACAGCCAAATCTCAGGATCAATATCACTAGGTTCCCTGCCCCAATAGAAACATCCCAATTCCTCCAGTTCCTCCTCTGACATATCTAGCAATGCATCAAAGTCAATATCTGAACCATCAGAAACAATCTTACCATCAATACGTGAAAACTGTGGAATCTCCAACATATATGTTTCATCTTTTTTCAGTCCAAGACATTTGGATATCTTGGTGACCAAATCAGGATCATATAGATCAATCCCAATATATGGATTTTCCATCAGATTATAGAGTTTACGTTCCTTTGTCATTTTTATGTCACTTTCAATGATTTGAATTTTTCTTTTGTTGCATTTAATGGCCATGGTGATTTATTTGGTGACTGTGTAACCTGTGCTGTCTGGCCGGATCTTGATATATCAACCTGTGCACTTGATTCCAAATCGAATAATCTCATCTTAGCCTTCTCCACACCTATCACGAATCTCTTGTTTTGATTGGTGTCACCGTATCTGTTTTTCAATTGTGTTATCATGTATTGTCCAAGTTTGGCTAATTCTTCGGTTGATACCACCGAAAACATAAAATCACATGTTGCTGGTAGACCGAAACTTTCCGAAGTATTTTCTAGACCAGGATCGGATGAAGTGAAACCAGACCGATTCGTTTGTGTAGCCGACCAGATTGGCACATCATGTTCAACCGCAAGTCCACGAAGTTCTTCTGCAATACCTTTCACATATTCATATAGTCCCCCACCATTTGGTTTATATCGTGCTGAGGAACAGATATTCAGATAATCAATGCAGATAACATCCGGCTTGAAGTTCTTTTTCAGTTGCAGTTCATTCAACAGTGCCTTGAAGTGTAGTGCTGATGCACCTGCCGTTGGATATTCCTTAATGAAAAGTTTTCCGTTTGTCTTGTTTTTGATCAGTTTTATTTTTCTGTCATACTGTTCCTTTGATATTGTTTTTAAATCATCTAGATTTACTCCCATCAAATTGGCATCAATACGTTCTGCCACACGCTCTTCCGATAGTTCCATGGTAATGTAAAGGACATTCTTACCAGCATTTAGATAGGATGAAGCAAAGTGACAAAGCATTAGACTTTTACCAACGTTGGTTCCGCCCATGATGATATTGAGTGTTTTCCTAGGTACCCCATTTCCGGTGATTTTATTGAAATACTCAAGATCAAATGGAATCTTTTCATCAACCCGATGATATGATTCAAAACGTTTATCTGAATCTCCGATATAGTCATGTCCAATATTGGGGTCAAACGAAACAGAAAGTGCATCCGAAAGGAGTTTTGGTATTACACCTTTGCTATGTTTACCATTCTTATTTTTCATGATATCAAGTGAATCCATCATTGCAATCATTATGGACTTATCTTGACAAAATATTTCTGTTTGGTCACAAAGCCATTTAAGATCAACCGGTGTTTCATCCTTGACATATGTCTCCACGAATTCCTTAGCCTTAGCCGCTTCGGAATCCGAAATACCGGAGACAACACCATTAATGATGATACTAAGGCTTTCTGGTGTGGGTAGTTTATTATACTTGGTAGTGAAATCACGGATTTGTCCAAATAACATCCTTTCAATGTTATCCATGAAATATTCATCTTTTAGGAATGGAAGGACCTTACGTGAAAAATCCTCATTTGTGACAAGGTTCTTTAATATAGTCTGTTCCAGTGAGTGCATTATACATTGCTATCCTTGTCCTTGTCCAGGTCATCAATGATGATCGAGTTTAGGATTTCACCAATATATTGAGTAAATCCGGGGTCAGTACGAAGATCAATCATTTCCATTTCCGCTCGATTAAGGATTTTAAATTGGAATCCAAGTGTGCCTGTTTCATCATCAAGTTCCGTGATGTTGGTTTTTCCATATACATAGATAATACCAGCATACACTTTATCACCCAGTATTTCAATAGGTGTCATACCATCAATTTCATCAGTATATTTTTGGATGCTTTCTGGATCTTCAATAAACCTATAGTCCACACCTTCCGTTTTCTTGATATATGTGGTGGTTTCCATTTCCATTATACATTCTCCTTATCTGAATCCAATGGAACAAATGATGTTGTTCCATAAAGGAATTCTGCTTTACACTTTGAATCAATTTCATCCAGAAGTTCCTTGTTAAAATACTTCTCTGGATTGTTTTCAATTTCGGATTGGAATTGGGATGAACCATCAGGAAAGACAATCTTGGTGGAAACCTTCTTGAGAATTCCAAACTTGATGGCTAGATCAACCAAACCATAATATGGATCAAGTCCAGTTTGATAGTTCAGACGAGTTTCAACCATTTTGTTTTCAATAGTCAATCGTGACTTCTTTAGTGTTGCTTTCAGAATAGCACCGGTAACCTGCTTATCCTTGTCCTTATCCTTGGTTTTGGAGAAGAAAATGATGCCGGATGCAGCATAATCGAGGCCAGAGTTATGTGTGATCACACCACTATCCAAAATGTAATGATGTGCATTTTCAACCTGGATATCATAAACAGGTTCAGTTTCTATTTTTTTAATTGATACTAATCTCATTTTTAATTTCCTTTATTCCACATCAGCAAATTGGAGGTTTTCATATATTGCTTGACAATAAGCATCAGTGTCACCGAAGATATCAGCAACATCAATATTGGTATTTGTTTCCATTAATGTAATCATGTCGGTTACAGAATACCACTTACCATCAATTAAAAACTTATGGTCGGTGGAACATCGTATGACTGCTCCATCGAGTTTAATTTCATATACATCTTTATTTGTATATTCGTAAGTTTCAACTACCTTTTGTGGACCACACAAAGTTTTCACAAAATCACCTACTTTGAAGTTTTGGATTTCAATGTCACCATCAGGTGTTTTGATTTTAGTTCCTCTAACAAGGCAACCTCCACCCATTTTCTTCATGGGAACATATGAACCAATAACATCATAGATATGGTTAGTACAGATCATACCAACCTGTGCCATACCCAATTTAAGTGTCAGTACCCGGAATGCTGCTTTCACCAACTGTGATCTTGTCATATCACGGGTTTCTTTACCCTCAACAATGTCTTCCATTTCCTTTGTGGTGGAAAGATTGCCCAATGAATCCAAAACAAACATGATCTTTGGTCTACCATTTTCCGGTGATTCCATATATTTGTTTAGAATACGCAATGCTTGTGTTCGGAATTCTTGTACCGTAGCCACCGGAATAATAGCCATTCGCTTGATATCTATACCACGTGCAATAACCATATCCCTGGAGATTGCGGACTCTGATTCAAAATAGAATACAAATCCATCTTGGTTATCTTGCAGGAATTGTTTAACTGCTGCTAATGCGTAAAATGATTTCCCTGTAGATGGTTCCCCCGCATATGCATAAATCTTGTTACCGGGCAATCCACCATAAATGGAACCGGATAACAATGCATTGAGTGAATAACTTCCGGTTGGAATATAATAGGAAACATCACCTGCGGAAACACCTTCATCCACAATTGCTGCACCATATTCATTTCCTGTTTCTTTCAGTAGATCATCGAAGAGTGATGAATTATCAACTACCTGTGGTTTCTTGGCCATATATGTTTCTCCATATCAGGACTTCCATCTTGGATTGTCCGTGCAACTATTTAGTCAGTATATCATATCATCACCAGAAAGTCAATTAAATCCAGTGAATTGATGCATCACCGTTATATTGTTTATCAAAAAGGAACCAAGCAAATGTCATCATACCACCACTGGTGGAGCCTGGTATGAAATTTAATCTTTCGGAAAAAACATATACAGATTTAAGTTTGTTCTGAATGAATAATCTATCACGTCTAGCCTTGCCTTCTAGGAAAGACAACTTGTGTAGGATCAGCATTTGTCCGGACATTAAGCTTAACACATGTAGTGTGAAATCGGTTGAGATTTTAAAAGGTGGATTTGTCATGATATTTTCACATGGTGTTTGCTGTTTGGGAAAATCAACCCCAATTTCACCATAGCCATAATCAAACAAATCCGTGGATTTTACTTGATATCCACGTTTTTCTGTCGTTTATACTTACTACCAAAGCCCACCAGTTTTTGTATTTTGGTTGTTATCATAGTTTTTTTCCCTTATAAAAATGCTAATAGACTATTTCGTTTTTCTGTTTTCCAACCAATCTTGTCCAGAATCAATGAAAGTGGATCAATAAAGGACTTTTGGAATTGTGTATCATAATCAACCATTGGAGGTAAATTGAATTCTTCTGGTGGACTGACGGTAAATGCAATGACCGGAGTTCTAAACACGTTTGGTTCAATCAGGCTGATGAATTTGATTTTTTCACCCTCCTTGATTAGTTCATATTTATTTTCTAGCCCCATGTCCTTCAATGCTTTATTGTGATACAATGCTGCCTTTACATGCATCGGTGCACCACTAACATAAACAGCATTATTCTCGGCGCCGGCATATGTAGTGAGACCATTCACCGATCTTGGAAAAGCAATGTTCTCTAGTGGCAACTTTTCAAATTCTTCTCGGAAATCAGCAATAAATTCAATCAAACTATCCTCATCCTTTGTCATGATGATCTTTATTGCTTCCTTAATCTTGCTCCTACATGCACTAGGTGTAGATGAACGAATTGCTTCCAGTCCGGAAATCTTTAGTTTTGGTTCCGAATATTGTACACCTTCACTGTTATAGACATAGAGCAGGTACTTTTTCTTAGCCGTCCAGATACCCTTGTTGGCTAGTGCTTCTCTCTTCATATCCATTTTCTGACCATAAACATTGAGATTATCCGCAAGTGTTTTGCAGGTACTATCAATCAATGGCTGAAATTTCTTGGAACATATTTTATCCATGAAAGCAATCACATCCTCAATGGATGTATCCTTGAGTTTATCTCCATATGCGAGTTTCACAATACCATACAGACTCACATAATTGGAGTCCGTATCAACAGCAATGATGTTATCCTTGTCTGTTCCAAGAATACCATTGATATATTGATTGATATTGTGTGCAATCCATTGAATAACAAGTTGACCGGATGTTGTCACCGCTTCCGCAATTGGAATAGAGAAGTGTCTGAAATATATGGTACCCATAGCACCATAAGCAGAATTGAGTGCTTCTTTCTTGGCCCGCTGTAGGTTATCATATTTAGATTGCAGATTTTCTACTTCCTCCAGACGGTCTAGAAGTTCCTTATTTGATAAATTTGAATAGTCCAAATCTTTATGTTCCCCTACTCAGTCATTAAGTGCTTTAGTGTGTCGGATGTTGAACACTAATGAATACCCCTTTTGGTTAGTTCCTCTTTAATCTTTTCTCTTTCCTTCTCATTTTCCAACATGAGTTTCTTATATCTCTTTCTATCAGCAAACATTGCGGACATCATCTCCGGCAGAAAACCGTGTTTATCCAACCGGAAGAATTGTTTGTTTGGTGTGACAGTAACATTATCCTCGGATAGTGCAGCTTTCAGTTCATTAATTTTATCAGTATCCGAAAGTAATTCAAGAGATATGTCCTTGTTTTTCACAATATCACACATGCTTTTTGTGTATTGTGACCGATCAATGATTGTATCCGGACTGATGTTGAATTGCTGAATGAGCATTGGATACATGCTTGTTAAGTCGAATGATGCAATCCATTCATGCATACCCGTTAGTGGTTCCTTTACAAAGGCACCTGCATATTTCTCATTCTTATGATATGTAGCCATTGGTGGAATGACAATCTTCTTTTCTCGAAGATGGTTATAGATCAACACATCCCACATACGAACCTGTGAGAACACATCCTCATAATTAACCTTTGCATCATATGCCATTGTCAGACACAGATCAATAATCTTTTCCTTTTCATCAATCTGATCAACCAATTCAACGTCTGCAATATTGTATTCAATGAATAGTTGATGATTCTCTCTATATAACCTTCTCAAGTTTTCATATTCAGAATAGTCAATCTTTTTCTTGCCCAGAACATCGAAGGCAATTGCGTCTAGTTTATAACTTTCGTGTGACCAACCACCCTTTGAATACTTTTTGAAAAGTTTCATGTAGTCCCATATAGCAATACCGGCTATCTTATAGGATGATCTTTCAATTTTCATGTATTCACTTTTAACCAACCGAAGATTATTCCATGGTGAAAGCCTCTTTGCGGTTGCTTCGTCATGCACTTTAACGATGCGATTAACAAGATATGGAATATCGAATAAGTCCACGTTCCACCCGGTTATAATATCCGGATAGTTACTGCTCCATACATGTATGAATTCCAGAAGAAGTTCTTCCTCATCCAAACACTTATAGTAAGTTACATCTTTTCTGGAATTGATAAAATCACCGATACCAAACACATGGAAATGTCCGGATATTTTCATGGTAATAGCAGTAATTTCTTCCTTTGCTACATCAGGCTCCGGAAACCCCTCCTGGGAATTTACCTCGATATCAATGTTGGCTACCACAATATCCTTGATATTCCAATCAATTGGATTCCTAAAGTTGTCAGAGATATAGCAATATTCAAATCGCTGTTGTCCATATATTGGAAATGAACCAACATCATTATGTTGATTAATGAATTCTTTCATGGATGTGATTGAGCCTGGTTTTACCTTTACTAGTTTTTCACCAAGAATACCACTGAAACCATCATTATCTTTACCCGGAACAAAAAGTGTCGGAGAATAGTCAAGTTTCCTCTGTATTCTCCGACCGTTTTCTATTCCACGATAAAGTACCTTGTTTCCTTGAATATATACATTAGTGTAATAATCCATTATCTTCCTGGAATGATTAACTTGCTTGGTGTTGGAAGGTCCAACTTTGAATTGATTGCTTGATATTGAGTAATGAATTCCGGCAATGGTTCAGTATAGCAGACAACTTGAGACGATGCAATTGTGAATTCACGATCCTTGGAAAAAGGCATCCAGGGTGCAAATCCAACATTTGGTTGCTGTCCAGGATTTCCCGGCATTGCAACAACCACAATGGGATTCTTGAGGTTGTAAATGTCACCATTAACACCGGTATCTGCAATAATATCCTCACCTGATACCAGACGAACCAACTTAATGTTATTGTTCAATTTGCATCTCCATATCATATACTCCTGCTGTCACCCAACGTTCCGGAATATAATTTACCTTATATCCTGTATCCGTTGTATAGGAATATGAATTATCATAGTCCTTAATACGACAAATCTTTTCGATCTTGCCGTCAAATTCACGTTGCTGAAATACTGTTTCCAACACATTCATTGATATGTAACCTTTCTTTCATTGATTTTTGTTCTGAGAAAACCATCATCTTCTAGAATGATGGAATATGGAATGTTTCCTGCATCCCACTCGAGACACTGGTTGACAATTGTTCTGATATTTTCACAATATTCACCCTTGGATTCCAATAGGTCCAGTGACTGTATGAGAATGTCTTTTGATATTTCCTGTGGCATGTTACCTATTCCTGTTGTGGATAGATAACATTATATGATGTATTGCACGGAAATAATAGTGTTACTTTGCTGTCAGTTTGGAAATCTGTGCATTAATGTCGGTGATCCACTTTGCTTTGGTACCGATATTCTTTCCAGGACATGCCTTATGTGATGTTCTCGGATCTTCACCATGGAAAGCAAAGTTCTTTTCTGTTGCTTTCATTCCAAGGGCCATGAAAAGAACAGCAAAGCAATGCACAGTTGATTTTCTCATATCATCCGGAAGTGTTTCCACATCATAGTTTCCGATAACCTCAATTCCGAATCTTGCGCGGTTATAGGAAGGAGAATGTGTTCCACGTTCCGTTAGTTTGGTTGCAACATATATCTTTCCATTTGGGAAAATGAAAATGTGTGGACCTGACCGCCACTTCATCTTTCGATAGGAAACCCACCAATTATCAATCAATTGCTCCGGAGTCCATCGCTTGGAATCCAGATATCCCCTAACTCGCTTGAGGTCAGGCATCCAGGTGTTATGAAGTGTCATTCCCTCAATTGCGGTATCTGTATCCAAAAACTTGGTTGGTTTCAGTTCAGCAACATATTTGGTGAATTCATCGGGGGTAAACCCCTTCTTGAGTGGTGTATTTGTCATTATTCCAATTCCTTTTTGATCATTAACTTTGCCCTTGATCTTACTTTATCTACACGTTTAGTCCAATTACTCTGAAATCTTTCCCACTTCTTGGAACTTTTCATAAGAGCAAGTCTGGCATCACATATATCATCAATGACCTTTTCGGAATCCCTTGCTTTCAGTGCCCAAAGTAACTTGGCATCCATTTTACTGGATGTAACCGGATCCATTTTCCACTTTTTCCGTAGTGCCCTGATACCACCACCAACACCAGAATTAACTACTAAATCCATCATTGCATAATCAACACCGGATGGTAAAACATCAAACGAAATTGGAGTCAGGAACCATGATGCATAGATATCTTCTGCATCCATAGGTTTATCATCGGAGACATTTCCGCGGGGCATTGCTTTTAAATCATCAAAGGTTGGTTCACCTGGTTTCTTGAACTTTTTCCATGCATCCTTATATGCAGCAAAGGAAATGCCCATATTGACAGCACCACCCGGTTCGGAATCCCGCTCTGCATATCCACCCTCATGTACAAATACCCAATCCATAACTTTTTCCGTGTTACTTTTCATATGTCCTCCAGAAATATTCCGTTTCTTTCTCCTATTTAGTTCTGGAATATTGTCTATGCATAAATAATATATGCCTGGAGAAGTATGAAAAAACAACCCAGTCACTTAAGGAAGGAATAGAAGTATGTTTACATCAATTGATAAAGCACTTGTTGCATTGATCATGGGTCTTTTATCCATTGCAAATCTTTGGTTTGGAATTGATCTTGGAATCAGCAGCGATGTCATTATAGCTCTTATTGCAATGTTGACTCCTATAATTGTTTGGATGACACCAAATAAGTCTGTTTAACTGTGCAATTTTGTCACATAAGTAAAGCCGGTTAACCGGCTTTACTCTTTTTATATTCTTCCAGAACAGCAATACTTTCTTCCAATGATTTCCGAAACTCAATCAATGATTTTTCATTGAACACAATCTCGTGATTCATCTCCAAACGACCTTTGAATAAAAGTCTGGTTGCTGATTTGAGTCTCCACCGGAGACGTTGGATCCAACTTCTCTCCCAATCATCATAGTCATTTGCTTTCATGTCCATATAAAATGCAAGTGTTGTTATTCCATCATCAATGGAAATGGTTGTGTCCACATCACATTCATTGGAGGTACAGTCACAAATCGTTCTTTTGAATATATGATCTGAACAAACTCTAAGGTCTACCGTTGTCATCATTTATCTCCTTTGTTGCTTTACGGACAAGACCTTTATTTAATACTTTCGGCTTAGACCTTTCCTTTACTCTAACAGAAGCTGTTTCTTCCATATATTCATCAATCTCAATAGGTGTTGGTACATATTTTTCTTTAATTCCGAGCAGTTTCTTGAGTGTATTAAACATGATTTTCTCCTACCATTTTACATTCTTTCTTAGATAATACATCACACACTCTTCTAGTGCCTTTTCCAATGCTATGGACGGCTTGAAGCCAAACTCATTGGTGATACGATCAACATTAGGCATACGCCACAAAACATCATTAGGAAACGGTTCCATGTGTGAAAACTTAAGTGGTTTATTCTCACGAATTCCCAATTTCACACCTATATCATGTATCATTTCCGCCAACTGTATCATGCTGGTGTTACGTACTGTTCCGATATTATAGCATCGATGCTTTGTTACACCAAATGATTCTTCGGCGATGAGTCTAGCCACATCATCAATCCAGGTGAAACAGCGTACTTGCTGACCATTACCCAGAACACTCAATACATCATCCTTTTCTCCGATCAAATTTGCAATGAATTCTGCAAATACATGAGAATAACCAACACCAAAGGAGGCAATCTCTTTTTCTGTGATAATATTAAATGGTCGCCAGATGAGATAATCAAGTCCATATTGTTTTTTAAATGACTGGCACATTCTCTCACCGACAAACTTACTGAGTCCATAATCAGTAAATGGTGCTAGATTTTCAAATGGTTCATCCTCTGTATTACCTGACAATTTTGGTGCACAGTTTTCATAAACCATAGATGATGAAATATAGATAAACTTTTTAATCTCAAACTGATATGAAACATCCAGCATATTAGCCTGGATTCTTAAATCATCACCCAAAATATCTGCACATCTTGCATTAAAACCACCAACACCATAGATTGTTGCTGCACCCTGAATCACATAATCAATTGGTTTGTCACTTTGATGATATTCCAGAAACACCTTTTCCACGGCATTCCTGTCAGTTGCATCAATCTGATATAACTTATACCTTGGTGAATAGAAACCACCCGGCGATTTGTGCTTGGATAGATTATCAATTCCAACAACATCAATTCCTCTCATGCAAAGCAGTGGTATAACGGCTTGCATCAATGAACCTTCCGAACCCGTTACTAAGACTCTAGCCATTCTTCATATTCTCCAATTGTATAAATTCCATTTTTTAAACCAGGTGCAATCATATTCCAACCATCAATCACAATTGTTTCGTTGTAGTAGTTGTTGTTTCTAAGATTATATATTATTGATTCATGTGGAGTCATCAAAATGATACCATCTATATCTCTATCTGCTATTACCGCAGTGATTTCTGATACAAGATAAGGATCAACTTCCTTCACTCCAATACCATTACGGAGCAAAATCTTTTTCAACTTATAACTTGCACTATAACGAGTATCATCATTTCCAGACTTGAATGACATACCAAGTATAGTAACATTCTTTATCTGTTTTCCTGTCTCCTTTGCTTTGTCCATCAATTGTCTGAATACAAATGCTGGCATTCCCTCATTGATATTGAAGGAAACATTGATAATATCACCATAAGGAACATTTTCGGTTAGCATTTTACCGTCCTTGAATAAACAGGGCCCCGCTGCATTTGGTCCAGGCAATGCCATATTCATTCTAGGATAACCATAATTACATGCATTAATGACCTTATGTGTATTTACATCCTGACCACTTGCAATCATATAGAATTCATTGGCCAATGCAATGTTAACATAGCGGTACATGTTGGTAATTAGTTTACCATATTCCGCCTCCCTTGGTGTTAATGAAATACAAACATCAATTTTCATGGTTGAGAAGAAATCGGAAGCCCTCTCTAAGGAAGTCTTAGAAAAGTGTCCGATCAACTGCGGTAACCTGGAAGTTTCTTCCAGTGAGTGTCCCTGTGATACACGTTCCGGAGCAAATACCAGAAAATAATCTGTTCCTTCAATCAAGTCTTGTCTCTTGTCTAAAATCATTTTCTGAATTAATTCAGTTGTGCCAGGTGAAACAGTGCTCCTAAGAATAATTAGTGTGTTCTTTTGTATACGCGGAATAATCTCCATATTGAAGGTATTGATGATGTTTTCAATCCTTGGATTGTTTTCGCCATCCACCGGTGTTCCGATAACTACTACAATTACCTCCGAATCACTGATGCTATCATATTTATCGGTGAACTTGATTTTCCGGAATGTTTGTTTCCATGGACCATCTGTGCTCTCCATACCTTCCTCTACATATGGAAAACCAACTCTATCCAACTGTGATAATTCACCCAACTGGTATTTTGGATCAATTCCAGTCACTTCGTGACCGGCTTCTGTTATGAGATAACCTAATGGTAAACCAATTCTCCCACATGCACCAAGCAGTGATACTTTCATGTTAAATCTATACCCCTGATAAATGAATCATTGAGTGAAATTGGATAGTCCGTGCAGAAGCCACGAAATTCCGGTGTTACATTACCAAACAACTTCATATCCGAATCAACCATGATTGTCTCATGTTGCATATAAAGTGCTCTTGATTTAGTCTTTGGATGTGCCCATATAAGATTATTATTCAAAAGAATACAATCATCCGAATCATGGAAGAAAGGAATCCAACGTTTATTCACAACTGAATTAAACAACTGTTTCATACCTCTTGGTGTGAAATATCTAGCAATAAGATGTTGCAATGTTTCAATTGTCTTGCAGTGAATATACATATTGCCTTTATATGTATTTGTCAATTCATCCAGCAGATAAAAGTCTATTCTTTCTTGTGCACTATCATGACCTAACCAAAAATCAACATCATGATATCGGATATCAAACTCCACCGAAAATCCCAGTGCAAATGCATCCGTTATTGCCTTGATAGTGTTTTCCTCTAATGGACTAGGTCCATTCAGATTGCCCCTATGTGAGATAATTTCCATTTACTTTTGTCCCTGGAACCAAATCCATTGTGGGTGTTGATCTTGGCATGGATCTCGTAGAACCGAAGAGTAATTTGTGAAGCCGATCTTTTCCAAATCACCTTTCAAATCTTCCTCATTGTTTAGTCCAACATCATTTGCTCCATTGGTACCTCTTGCATCGGTGTTGTTGGTGAAATATGGAGTGAGATGATTACTTCCGAATCCCATTTGTGCACAGAACCAACCACCCGGTTTCAGTACACGATAGAATTCCTCCATCAGGGAATATCGGATATCATGTACACAAATATGTTGCAAGCAAATAACGGAAAACACCACGTCATATGTGTTATCCTTGATTGCTGCTAGATTGGAACCATTGTTCTTATACAGATTTGGAATAGGAACACCGGCATCCTCCAGATTCACCTTTGCTGCCTCCAGGTTACCCCATGCAATATCAATTCCGTCAATTCTCTTGAACCTATCCCCATATCGTATCATAGATCGACCGGGACCACAACCAAAATCCAGTGCAATCTTTCCTTTTGTGTCGAATCCACGGAACAATTGGGTATCATAATCGGAATGCATTCCGTGCTCATGATACCAGGAAACCACGGGATCCTTGTTATCAAGTGACCACTTTGCCGCTTCACCCTCATAATAGGATTCCTGCATTTTGGAATAGTCATCATTTGTTTTTGTATCAGGCGGAAGAATAGTGATTTTCATTTTGATTCCTTGTGATTATTGAGGAAATAATTCAAATCCTCTGGTGTTCCTGTACCATACATTGCAGCAATTTCCTTGATTTTGATTTTCTTACCAGCCTTGACAGCATAGTTGAAGGTTGGTGCAACATAAAACTCATTATTTGTTCTATCGTTGGAAACAATCATCTCCTTTGCATATTTCACATAGTCTGAACCGTGTTTCCAGTAATACACACCGACCGTTGCATTGTCTGAAATAACCTTTTTTTCGGCAATCTCGGATACAAAACCACGTTCATCTAATTTAGCATATGACCACTTGGGATGTGTGGATTTGAAAGTGAGAATACCACCATCAATATCATCAGCGGAAAATGAATACATTGCCTCATTGGAATTCCATTCAATGAATTGATCGGAATTTGCAATCACCAATGGATTTTCACTATTGATATACTGTTCCGCAAGTAAAGTGGTACATGCAGCACCTTCCGTCAGGCCTTCCACTTGCACAATATCACAGCCGGGTGCAATCAATTGGAGCATGTATTTCAGATTATACTTCTCATAATGTTCCTTCTGTACAATGAAAATGAAGTGTGCATTCATGTTCAAATTATCAACCACCATTTGAATCATCGGTCTACCATTAACTTCAATAAGTGGCTTTGGAAAAGTATAGCCGGCAGATTGGAACCTTGAGCCAGCACCAGCCATTGGAATAAGGACATTTAGATTCTTGGCATTCCATTTAATGTTTGTTTTTGTCCTACTGTTTTCCTTTTGTTTCAGTGTTTCTACAACCAATTCTAAAGTAACATCAGAAGGATTTTCAACAGATAACAACTGTGCTCCGGATGCAATTGCACCTTCTCGTCCAATATGTGAATCTTCGATTATAACAGTAGTATCCGGAATGGCATTCAATTCAGTCATTGCTTTCCAATACATTTCCGGATGTGGCTTTGCTTTCTTTACATCTTCATTTGAAACATAGTAGTCCACATATGGAGTGAGGCCAAGTGCATGTATTGCAATCTTTACCGTTTCCCGGATGGAATTGGATGCAACAGCAATCTTGTACCCCATGCTATTCACAAAAAACATGATGTCCTTTAGTTTTTGTGATTCTGTATATTGCAAAATCAATCGTTTAGTCTCAGCCTGCTTTTCATTATATATGGCATCATAATGAATTGCATCAAGTCCCTTTTCCCTGGTAAGCATGAGCAGTTTTTGTTTGGTTGGTAAACCATCATATCGTGAAAGATGTTCATCCACAGTTATAATGTAATCCGGACCAGCAACATTAAAGATTGCTACATTCAGTGCATTATAGTGTAATGATCTACTGTCAATGAGTACGCCGTCCAGGTCAAAGATCAAAAGGGAATTGTATTTATTGTGCATTAATGACCACTCCTATTTTCAACATATCATTTTCATCTTTCGGTTCAGCATACATTTTTCTTAAACACTCTAGAGCATTATTTGACATTTGATATAGATGCCATTTGCCGGTTTTTTGTAGGAAGTTCATGCAGTATATATTGAGTGTGAAAGTGTATCCCTTGGAAATAACCCTTTCACTCCATTCAATGTCTTCTGCATCACCCCAGAGAAGATTTTCATCCAACGGAAAATCCAATAAAACTGATTTTTTGGCTACAATGTATCCACCGGAAATATATTGGATATGTGAAAGGTCATTTACCTCATATGGAATACCAGAAACCCATCTTGGTCCATTTTCATATGGTGCAATCTGATTTAATTCATCAATCAGTTCTGGATGTTTTTTCAGAAGTTCATCCATGTATTTCTGGTTAACCAACCAATCAGAATGTCTATACCCCTCAAAGTTGATCACCATATTCATGGCAATCTTCCAGTCCGGATAGTTTTTTTCAAATGATCGGAAACCCTTCCACCAAAAATCATCCAGCATATAGTAATCATGTAGGAGCACTACATTTTTATAGTTGGCCTTTCGGACAATATCATTCTTTTTCTTGGTGATCCAGCCTGGTTTAATGGATTCATCAAATTCAAGATAGATCACACCTTTGATTTTCCTGTTATCAGGAACAGAACCGGATACAATGATTTCCATTTTATCTTCCGGCAATGCTGCATATTCATATGAATCTTTAATGCTATAGATCAGATTCTCCAGATAATCCAGATTACCATTGGGACTTGCACAGATTCCGAACGTTATTTCCAATGACTAAGTTCCTCATTCAAAATATCAATAATGTCATTTGCTGTTTGTTTCATGGTATGATTTGATATGACATAATCATAATTATATTTCAGTATACCCTGTTTTTCATCATCTGTCAATATCTCAAATTCTCTAATTCTATGGAACAATTCCGTTTCATTCTCATATGTAATGACATAGGGCTTCATATCTTTTGCACCGGCAATGTTTCTTGCATAGCAGGGAACCTTATTCAGCATTGCCTCCAACAGAACAAGACCAAAGCCCTCCTCATAGGAATTGAGAATATAACCTTTGGAACTAGCAATTGCATCCATAACAGAAGACTTTTCCATTCCCAGCAAACTTTTAACCCTGTCGGAATTAGGCATGTTTCCATTTGCATAACCAAACAAATGCAATTCGGTACCTTCAGGTCCCAACCGATCAAAATGCTTTGCAAGTTCATCCATTCCTTTATGTGGATAGAAACCACCGGCAGAAACATAATATGGTACAATGTTTTTCATTACTGCTCCCAGGGAATCAGCGGTAGAAATACCATGCCGTATACGTCTTGATTTACTCAGATATCCATGTTCTTTAATATGTGCCAAATCCATGGAAGTGGAATAGGATAGATACTTTGCATATTTCATTCCATGTCTAGCAAACTTTGAATCCGATGGCTTGATGATCATATAACATATAGGTGAAGGTATGATTGCTGCATTTGAAAGAACGATGTTTTGACTGATACAATCACAACCATGTACAATGATAAGATCCCACTTTTCATTGAGTGCACTATTATAATCATTTGTCACAGTAACTCCATTAAGGTTACCTTTGTGTTCATGGGCTAGAACGGTAACCTTATGTCCATTCATCAGCAATTCTTCTGCCATGTTTTGGGTATAGTATTCGGAACCACCGGAATATGGTGCATATCTATGAACCACAAAAAGTACCTTAGCCATGATTATCCTTTATAAACGTTGGTACAGAACCAGTCCAGAAAGCCATTTAGTTCCATATATTCATTCTGAACAACATGGTTAAATCTTGGTTGGGACATAATATCACACCAAACTTTTCTGTTTCCGATGATTTCCTTTATTTCATCCAATATACCAATTCTATTTGGATTTGATATATTATAG